CTTGGAACAACATGCACAAGTACACCGACGTGAAGGGCGCGTTCTTTATATTTGACGAGCAACGGGTGGTGGGCAGCGGAAAGTGGACCCGGGAGTTCTACAAGATCACTTCCAGGAACATGTGGATCCTGCTGTCCGCCACGCCGGGGGACACCTGGATGGACTACATACCGGTGTTCATCGCCAATGGCTTTTACAGGAACCGCAACCAGTTTCTGAACCGGCACGCGGTGTTCAAGCCATTTTCCAAGTTTCCACAGGTGATGCGCTGGGACGACGTCAGTCATCTGGAGGAATTGCGGCGCAGTATCACCGTGACCATGACGCCCGTCAAGCATACCGAGCGCCACTACGAGGAGGTCTACACCGGCTACGACCGGGAGAAGTACGACCAGGTGGCGAAGGAACGCTGGAACCCCTTTACCGAAGAGCCGGTGAAGGATATTTCCGAGGCCTGCCGGCTGATGCGCCAGATCGTGAACAGCGACGGCGAACGGCTGGAGGCGCTGGAAAACCTGATGAAGCGGCACGACAGGATCATCGTGTTCTACAACTTCAACTTTGAACTTGAGGCCCTTAGGACGCTGGAACAGCTCGTGACCATCGCCGAGTGGAACGGGCAGCGCCATCAGCCGATTCCGAATACGGACCGGTGGCTCTACCTGGTCCAGTACAGCGCCGGGGCCGAGGGCTGGAATTGCGTGGAGACAAACGTGATTGTGTTTTACAGTCAGAGCTACAGCTACAAGCTGATGGAGCAGGCGGCCGGGAGAATCGACCGGATGAACACGCCCTACGACGACCTGTATTACTACACGTTCCGATCCCACGCGAGCATTGACGTGGCGATTGCCCGTGCACTCAAAGGCAAGCGCACGTTCAACGAGAAGAACTTCGCAAGACAGACAGGACTCCAAATATCCATGTGAATATCAACGCGCACTTTGATATTCGCGACGAAAACAAGGCACTAAATGGAGGAGAGGGTTTCCCTTTTTTGGGCGATGGCATACGCGCACACTTGACCATTCGCCACTAAGGGAACCCTCTTCTATTTTTTCCGCTTCGGTTTGCGTACACATGCGCACGGCGTTTTTCGTGCACGATTCCCTCCGCTTCGTTCAGGGAGCCGCGCCAGCCTGGGCCACTGGCGAGACGCCCGCTTGTTCTTCATCATTGTTCCCTCCTCACAGATATACGCGACAGCCACGGGGGACGCGGTGCGCAGTTGTACGCAAACCGGAGAAAGATCGGAGTGATTGCTTTGAAGAAAGAAAGCGGCTTTCAGCACGACCTGATCCAGACCATACGCAATCACTGGCCGGGATCGCTGGTGCTGAAGAACGACGCGAACTATACACAGGGAATCCCGGACCTGCTGGTGCTCTACGAGGATCAGTGGGCCATGCTGGAATGCAAGCGCTCGCCCAACGAGGCACACCAGCACAACCAGGATTACTACGTATCAAAGCTGAACGGCATGGCCTTTGCCCGGTTCATCTACCCTGAAAACGCCGAAGAGGTTCTGGAAGAGCTGGACCGGCATTTTTGCGGGGAGGACCGGTTGTACTGACGACCAGCCTTTTATTTTTCATTGGAGGGATGGCACATGGAGTGGAACAAGCACCCGGAGCTGGCGAACCGCCACACCTTTCTGAGTCCGAGCAAGTACGCTTTCCTGCGCAAGACGGACGAGGAGCTGGTGAACTCGTATTACAGTTCGTTCGCCACGGACATCGGCACCGCGACCCACGCTTTCGCGGCGGATTGCATCAAGCTTCGCCACGAGCTGGACGAGGATGACTGGCGGCATCTGGAATTTGAGCTTCTGCGAAAGAAGTTCCCGAGGGAGGCCTTCGACCTGGACTTCATCTTCCCGACGGTGCAGCGCTATGTGAACGACAGCATCGCCAGGAACATGGACCCAGAGATCGGGCTGATGTACTCGAGTCTTTGCGGCGGTACGGCGGACGCGATTGCGTTTCGCAGGAAGAAGCTTTACATACACGATCTGAAGACGGGGACCACTCCCGCCAAGATCGACCAGCTGATGGGCTACGCGGCCCTTTTCTTTTTGGAATACGGCTACAAACCTGAATCGACCCACACGGAACTGCGTATATATCAGGCGGGCGATATTTTCGTCTGTGAACCAAATTCCGCTGAGGTCAGGGAGGTGATGGACGCCATAGTTCATGCGGATTTGGTTCTGCACAATCTTAAGGAGGAATAGGCCCATGAGTAACTATGACTACCGAGACCCCGAATACTTCAGGAACTGGTACCCGGAGGCGAGAGACGAGGCCGAGGCATATTCGCTTTGGTACGCGGATGCGGAAGAGTTTGACCCGGAAGAAGTGGACGAGATGCTGCCGCCCTGGATCGTAAACCGGGCATACATGCATTCTGATCTGTCACACACCAACGGTGACTACAATCCGGAGCAGTCCATGGAGGTTATTTCCGAGATCAACCGGTCGCTGGCGCACTACGGCACGCCCCGGCACTCGGGCAGATACCCCTGGGGCTCCGGCGAGAACCCCTACCAGCGCAACGCCGACTTTGTCGGGCAGGTGCAGAAGCTGAAGGACAGGGGCATGACACCCACGCAGATCGCCTATTCGATGGGCATGAACACCAGCCAGTTTAGAAAGAAGCTCGCCAACGCGAAGGGCGAGATGCGCGCCTATGAAGTGGCGGAGATGTACCGGCTGTACGACAAGGGGCTCTCCCGGTCCGCGGTGGCCAGGCGGATGGGGATCAACGAGTCGACCCTGCGCGGCTATGAGAACAAGGGCATCGAACAGCGCATGACCAAGACCGCGAAGAACGCCGAGCTTTTGAAGAAGGCGGTGGACGAGCGCGGTTATATTGACGTGGGTGCGGGCATGGAGCACCATCTCGGCATCACGAAGCACAGCCTTGGCAACGCCCTGAACATCCTGAAGGACCAGGGCTACAAGGTGATGGACGTGTATTACGAGCAGCTGGGCACCGGCAAGCGCACGACGGTGAAGACGCTCTGTCCTCCGGGTACGGAGTGGAAGGACGTCATGAAGAACCGCGACAAGATCAAGCCGCCTGTGGATCTATATTCCGAGGACGGAGAGGTCATTCGCCCCATTGAGACGCCGGTGAGCGTCAGCAGCAAGCGCATCGCTATACGGTATCCCAACGACGACGGGTTGATCGGCAACGAAGGGCAGAAGTACAAGGACAACGACCCGAACCCGATCGGCGGCCTGGCGAAGGACGGCGTGATCGAGGTGCGCAGAGGCGTGGAAGAGCTCTCGCTGGGTAAGGCGAGGTACGCCCAGGTGCGCATCGCCGTGGACGGCACCCACTATCTGAAGGGCATGGCGGTCTACGGGGACAACATGCCGGATGGTGTGGACATCATATTCAACACCAACAAGAAGGTCACCACGCCGATGATCAACAAGGACGACCCGGACCATTCGGTGCTCAAGCCGATGAAGCGGGACAAGAACGGCGATATTGACGCGACCAACCCCTTCGGCGCCAACATCAAGACCGATGATGAGGGCGAGGACGGGCTGATTCGGGCCCAGCGGCATTGGAAGGACGAGAACGGCGTGGAGCATCAGAGCGCGCTGAACATCGTCTCCGAGGAAGGCACGTGGAACACCTGGAGCAAGAACCTGGCGAGCCAGTTCCTGTCCAAGCAGCCCACGAACCTGGCCAAGCAGCAGCTGGACCTGGCCTACAACATCGCCGAGGACGAGTTCAAGGAGATCGCCTCCTATGACAACCCGACGGTGCGGGCCAAGATGCTGGAGGATTTCGCGGGCCTTACGGACTCCAAGGCCGTGCATCTGAAGGCGGCGGCCCTGCCCCGTCAGGCGACCTGCGTTATTTTGCCGCTGACCAACACCAGCGACACCGAGATCTACGCGCCCCAGTTCCGGGACGGCGAGCAGGTGGCTCTGGTGCGATTTCCTCACGCCGGGCGGTTTGAGACGCCCATACTGACGGTCAACAATAACAACAAAGAGGCGCAGCGTATATTCGGCACGAACCCGATCGACGCCGTCGGCATCAACGCCAAGGTGGCCGAGCGCCTTTCGGGCGCGGACTTTGACGGAGACACCGTCCTGGTCCTGCCAACCGAGAACGTGAACATCAAGGGCACGGCCAACAACCGCCCCAGCGCCTACAAGAGCCTGGACGACTTCGACGCGAAGAAGCTATATCCCAAGTACCCTGGCATGCACATCATGACCGATCAGGAGAAGGGTCAGGAGATGGGCTCGGTGTCGAACCTGATCACCGACATGACCCTGAAGGGCGCTTCGGACGCGGAGATTTGCCGGGCCGTGAAGCATTCGATGGTGGTCATCGACGCCCAGAAGCATGAGCTGAACTGGAAGCAGTCGGAGCAGGACTTCGGCATTCCCCAGCTGAAGGCGAAGTATCAGGGCGGCGAGCGCAGGGGCGCCAGCACCTTCATCTCCCGTTCCACCAGCGACATATACGTGGACGAGCGGAAGCTGAAGGCGCCAAGCAAGATGACACCCGAGGAGTACAAGCGATATTTGGCCGGCGAGGTCATTTGGACGCCCACCGGGCGCACCAAGCGGGTTTCCGACCCGATCAAGAAGCTGCTGACCAAGGAAGAGCGCGATATTCTGGACAACGGCACCGACGCTGAGCAGCGGGCCCTGAAGCGGCAGCTGTTCGCCGAGGGCAAGATGGCCACCAAGGACAAGGTGGTCCAGGAGAAGGTCAAGAAGGGCGCGGAAAACGACCCCTATGCCCTGCTCAGCCGCAACGAACAGGGGCAGACCACCCGCATGGAGCTGATCTATGCGGACTATGCCCGCAAGATGAAGGCTCTGGCCACGAAGGCGAGGGCCATGGCGCGTCAGGAGGTCGATATTCCCTACGATCCCGAGGCGCGCAAGCTGTACAAGAAGGAGTATGACCAGCTGAAGGCCGCCATCGCCAAGGCGGAGAGTAATGCGCCGCTTGAAAGACAGGCGCAGCTGATCGCGAATACCAAGTTCGCCACCATCAAGTACAACAACCCGGACATGGACAAGGAGCACCTGAAGCGGGAGAAAGGCCGGCAGCTGGACATCGCCCGCAAGACCGTGGGCGCGAAGCGCTATGCCATCGGCACCAAGGACAACCCGCTGACCGAGCAGATGTGGGAAGCCATATCCAAGGGCGCGATCACCAAGACGATGCTCCGGCAGGTGCTGAACAACGCGGACATGAGCCGGGTTCGGGAGCTGGCCATGCCGAAGACCAAGACCGGTATATCTCCGGCGAAGCTGAGCCTGGCGAGGCAGATGCTCAAGAACGGCTACAGCCAGGCGGACGTCTGTGACCAGCTGGAGATCAGCCGCAGCAAGCTGCTGAACGCCATCGGCACGGCAGACTTCTAAGGCTATATTCTGTCACGTCCCGTGGTGACATTAAGGAGTTGACGACTAATGTATGAAGATTACCTGATGCACCACGGGATCCTGGGTCAGAAGTGGGGCGTGAGAAGGTTTCAGAATTCTGACGGAAGCCTGACGGCGGCGGGAAGAGAGCGGTATGGCATATCTGAAAAGCAGGTTCGAAAGGATCAGGCGCGGATGAACTTTAAGGCGAAGATGGGCCAGCGTGACGACCATTTTCGTGAGAAGCACACGATCCCCGCAGGAACGAAGATGTACCGCACCACCGTCGACCCCGACGAAGCGCCTCACGAGGCCATGTATGTAAGCTATCTCGACCCGGACCGCTATCCCTATCGGGGCGGATGGGTCAGAACAACGGGAAAAGCTGACAAAGCTTACGAGAACGAGTACACGCTGACGAAGGATGTCACCGTTCCCGGACGAGACGAGCTTTCCAAAGTGATCAAGGACGTCGTGCAGAAGGATCCAGAGGTCAT